GTGAAGAAGGCCGAATCGTCGAGGAACGACGCCCAGAACACGTCGTTGATTTTCAGGGCACCGCCACGACCGATCCGCTGCGGGACGGCCGTCAGGGCACCGAGATCGTCATTGATCAGGTCCGTCCGGGTCACGCTCGTCATGATCCCGTAGGTGTCGGCCGAGATCGTCCGCACCTCGTCGGTAGCCTTGGCGTTCTTGAGCTCGCCGCCATTGCTCACCTTGTCGAACGTGAACGCACCGTTGAGCCGATAGCTCGACACGGCCTTGAAGTCGTTCACGCTGCGAACGGCCGACAGGCTCCTCCAGGCGGATTCGACGGAGTCGAAGCCGGCCAGCAGGAACTTATTGACCGTGGCCGACAGGATGTTGGCGATGTCGTGGGTGGCCCACGCAGCTGCCAGCACCGGCCGGATCGTCGACGCGTTAAGCCGGGCCGGGCCGTCGTACCCATTGGCACGGGCGGCCTGGACGAGCACCTCCGACAGGCTGATCTCGCGGCGGGCCTTGTGGGCCGCCTCGAGGACCTTGGCGTCGTAGCGCTTCTCAACGCCGGGGAGATTGCCCTGGAGGGCAAACGAAGCCTCGATCACCTCGGCGGTCGCCGGGGCCGGCTGGCTCACGTGGATCGCGGCCGACGTCGGCCGCTCGTCGCGGGTGCTCTGAAGCTTCTCCATAGTTTCGACTTTCTTGGTAAGCGTCTCGAACTTGGCCAGCAGATCGCTAGCGTCAGACGAGACGGCGGGGGGGGACACGGGCACGGGCTCCACGGCGACCTCCGCCGTGGCCGTCACGGCCAGGGTCTCAACGACCTCGTCCGTGGCATTGGTGGTGGCGTCAGCCGCCATAGGAATCTCCTCTGCCGCGTCTGCGGCTATCGAGACGGCCGTACTGCGATCGGCCCCCAAAGTGACGAAAGAGGTCTCGCGCAGTGTCGAGGCCCTCACGATTCGGACAGGACCGGTGACGGTCGCGCCGTTGACGGATGTGGCTTGGTCTTCGGAGTACTTCAAGTGGCGACCCACGTCGGCCCCGACGCTGGCTTGCCACTGGTAGCCACGCTCGGCGAGAGCGAGCACCTGCCTGGCGTTCTCGCCGTCGGCCAGGATCTCGCCCTCGACGATCAGCTGGCCGCCCTGCACGCTCGGCCGGCCCTGGCCCAGGATCGAACCCAAGGCGTAGTCGTGGCCCAGCACGATCGGCACAGTGGCCGGCAAGGACATGCCGGCCATGTCGATGATCACCGGCTCACGGCTCCACCCCTGGCGGATGGGAGCACCGGTGTAGGCGACGATACGAAACTGCCGCGGGCCGGCGGCGGCTTCGCCGTCGGCTGCCTGCAAAAACTGGACGTCGCCGGAAAATGAGAGGCTGCTCATAAGTAGATCACGACGGGCTCGTCGTACTCCGTTTCGTCTTCCCAGTTCTCGATTTCGCGTACGTTCATCCCGCTGCCTCCTGAAGCTCGAGCTGCCATTGAGTTGCTGCGGCGGATTCCTGCTCGGCGAAGTAGTCGCGGATCACCTTTTTCATTTCTTCGGCAACTGCCGAACGGTGAGAGTCGGCGTCCACACGCTTGAGGCACTCCTCCATCGACGTATTCATGTGGACGTATTCGGGGCTCAGGTCGGCCATTGCCCGGCGAAACTCGTCCTTAACGCGGGTAACGATCACCCAGGTCTTGTCGATCCCGTTGGCCGACTTTGCCTTCTGAATGATCAGGTCGCGGATGTCGAGGCAATATTCGATCAGCGGCTTTGTCTTCTGGTGAGGGTCGTTGCCGCTAAGCGCCTGCATGATCCGATCGAAGTCAAACACGACGTCGCGCGGGCCTTTGTTCTTTTGGACGTAGGTACTCTTTCCAGACGCTGGCGCGCCGTGAACCACGACAGCCTTGACGGCCGCAGCTGCTCGAACCGCTTGAGCCTCTTCGGGCAGGCCAGGCACGGCAGCGGCGTCGGGATTTGCCGACAACCCCAGCTCGGCCATCAACGCCCGCTCGGCTGCGATCTGCCGCAGCTCGACGTCCCATCTTTTGCCCTGCCGGGCGTACTCGCTCGCCAGGCTCGTGGTCAGCGTCCGTAGCCGGGTCTCGGCGGCGTTGGCCTCCTTGCCCGGGTCGACGTGGTCCTTACCGTCCCACACCCAGGCCCAGTTCCACTCGGAGAACGGTGGCAGGCCGTCGGGGATCATGCCGACCAGGCTGGCTTCATTGACCCAGGCGGCCAGCACCCGGTCGAGGCAGATCCGCTCGATCTGGTCGCGGTCGACCCGCTGCACCATGCCGTAGACCTGGTGGTCCATCCGGCCGCTGGCGTAGTTGTAGGAGCTCGAGTCGAGGGCCGCGACGTTAAAGGGGATCTGCATACACCGGGCGATCTCGTTTAGGATCTCCCGCTTAAAATCCTTGTACGTGCTGGTCGGCTGCTCGGCCTTGAGTTGGCTGATGTCCCAGCCCTCGGGCAGGGTGACCAGCGACCGCTTGCGGATCTCGAGCTCGGCAAACGAGTCGACCTCGTCGACCTCCGCAGCCGGCGAGTTGCTATGGATGAACGCCGCAAAGTCGGCGGCAGTCTCGGCCGCGGCAATCACCGCTTCCGTGTACCTTCGCAGCTGGCCGAACAGCCGCAGGGCCGGGGCCACCTCTGGCATCCCGCGATTCTGCCCGGGGCGGATCTTGCGGAACCAATGCACCATCGCGGCGGCCGGCACCCGCGAGAACATGAGGTTATTCACTCGGAAGTTGGAGCCCGGGTGAAAGTTCAACACCTGGTAGGCCAGGACGTTTCCGACCTCGTCGAACTCCAGGCCGTCGACCGTGTTGCCCTCGGGCGTGATCGTCTGCCGCATGAGCTCGGCGGGCGTCGCCACCATGTCGGCCTCGATCAGCCGAAGGTCGAGCTGCACGCCGGGCAGGCGCGGGTTGTTCACCATCATGCCGAACGCTTCGCCGTCGACGACGAGGGCTTCCCGCATGGTCCGCAGCTTGGCCGGCAGATCAATGAGCGTGCCCCAGTCGTACCAGGCACGCTCGACGGTGCGGGCCGCCTCGGCGTCGCCGATGTCGAGCTGAAGCCGCGGGCCAGTGCCGATCAGGTCGCCAGCCAGGGTGGCCGAGATCCCGGCGAGGTAGGAGTTGTTCACCCGCTCATGCCGGGCGCGGTTTCGCATCGTTCGGCGCTTGGCCGGCGAGAGGGCGGCGTCGGCCGAGAACGCATCGGCCCCGGCCCAATGCTTGTAATCGTCGCCCTGCTCCGCAGCCTCGAACCTGGCACGGGCTACCGGCACCTCCGCTTTGCGGGGCTTGGTGTTGCCTCGGAACAGGTCCAGGAAGGCCATCAGGTAAAGCCGCCGGGAACGATCTGGTTAAACCGGAGGCCACGGCTAGCTCGGTTGGCTGCCGTCTTTGCGGCCAGATACTTGTCGGCCTCGATCTGCTGCGAGATGTCCTGGGCCTCGACCTCGCCCGCGTCGGTGCGGACACGGGCCGGGCCAGATGCCGTCTCGCGGATCTTGTCGCCTAGGTCTTCGCTCATGCTGCGACAATGCCACACCTACGGCACTTTGCCGCAGGGGGTGTGGCTTTACTTTGCCGCGAGCGCGAGGCCCACATTGGCGAGGGCGTAGCCGAACCAGGCGATAGCCATCGCGTCGCCTTTGGCCCACTGGTCACAGGCCACAAACAGATACACGCCACCAACGATCCAGATGAGGGTAGCGCTTACGTGCCCATCCGCTTTACTGTGATCTGTTTTCGGCCTTCAGGACCGGCCGGCAGGCTCGCCTTGCGACGTGCCCGCCCGCCGGTCTCGGTGGCTGCCGGGCTCACGCCCGAAATCGAAGCGGCCACAGCACTTCCGACCATACAGTCCCACCAGTGATTCTCAAATCGGGTGCCGCTCAACTTCCACTCGTCCACCGTGCGGCCCCGGGCCGATTCGGTGCGGACGGGATACTCGTTGGTCAGGTGGTCGAATAACAGGTCGTGCTCGCCGGCCGAAAACACAAACGCTTCAGGATCGCCCGTGGCTAAACGTAATCTCGACGAACAAAACGTTTTCCAGAAGTTGGTGTCGTAGGTAACAGACCGTTGCCCCTGCACCTGGTTGATCCGCCAG